AGACAGACGTTACCTCGGATTCGGTTTCCTTCATTGTCATACTTTACTTTGTTGAGCCAGATGTCGCCAGATTTGATTCCGTAAAGGAGTTGTTCTTTGAAGTCACAGGACGCCCACCACTCAGCGGTGATGTTGACGCATCGTTTAACCCACGGGAGTTCGTTCCTAGGAGTGCGAATAAAGTTGAGACAGTCAGGATGGTTAAGGTCGAGATGACAAACCACTGCCCCATTTTTGTACACCCCACCTCTACGAAGGATTTCATTTAGGGTACTGTAGATTTTTGCAAAGGATACCGGACCACTAGCAGTCACGCCAGAAGGACGCTCATGCCCCTGGGGGTCGAGTTTAGAAAGGTGAACGGCACAGCCTGCTCCATACCGCAAGGCATGGCTTACGAAACGCCAAGAGGCTTCGAGACCGTTCGGACCTTCCATCTCATTCTCAACTACAAACACTGTGCAGCTGACTGGAAGGCGTGAGGTTGGATCGTCAATCCAGGACTGGACACGACCGGTGCGGGAGATAAGATTGGACATTTTAGATAAGGTCGCCAAGGTGTGGTGGTTTATAGTTTGGTCCTTTCAGTACTTTACCGTCAGCACGAAGGATTGGTTGCCCATTTTCATCCAGTTTGGACATGTTAGATTTATGAACTCGATCTAGGGCTTCGTCGAGATTCCATCCTTCGTTTGCTGCGTATTGATAGCAAACATAAACAAGGTCTGCAAGCTCTTTAAGGACATGATCCATCGGCTCACGATGGTATGCTTCATGAAACTCAGACCATTCTTCATCGATCAAAGACTTCTGTTTCTTTCGATACATCGCCCCATTCGGGACGCTGAAGGCGGAGCGGAACTCGTTTGCTTGTTGAAGTAAGGTGGGATAGCTCATTTTCAAGATAGTGAATTGCTTTTTTCAAGTCTTGCGCCGCACTATCTTTATGACCAGCACGGCAAATGTATTTAATTGCGTTACCCAAGTGATAGTTTAATCCTTGGTCTCGGATAAAATCCCACGGTTGGATAGATCCTCGCTGATAATAGCTAGGAGAGGTGGTGTCCATTTTCAAAAGTGTGTATAAGGATTACGCCCTTTATCTCTTACCTTGCATTTTGGGCAGAGGGCCATTGTTTGACTAGGTTAGATACGTTGTTAGCAAGGCAAAAATTTTGTCGTTGTAATGCAAGGAAGATAGTAATGATGTCCTCCTTTTTTGTTTCAGGTTTTTCAAGTGCATCTTTAATTTGACGCATCTTTAAATCCTGCTCAATCGTCAAGTCGATAATCACTGGTGGGGGTCCAGAGAACGGGTTGCTTGTTGATGAAGTCATAATCATTTGCTGTAAGAATTTTGGCAAGTCTTGCGTTTTCGATTGCGACTTCTTCCGAAAGATCTTTCTCAGCAAACGCATCCACAACGGTCTTCCAGCTGTACCCTTTTTCTTCAAAGAGTGCAGCGGCACGTTTAATACCAATACCGGGACAACCGGCGTAACCATCTGTTTGATCTCCTGCTAATGTTTGAACAAAATGCCAGCGTTTACCTTCAAGCTCTTCCACATTCACCAATTCTTTCATGTCGAATAACTTGCCAGGTATCTGGCGCATATCCTTATCAGGTGAACAAAGGATGTTACCAGGATTAGCTGTTGCATAAATACCTAAGGCGTCGTCAGCCTCAAGTGTAGGCATCACAATAACTTCATACTCAGTCTTGAGTTTGTTAATAACACGTTTGTAACCACAAGGTTTCTTACGGTTGCGATGACCTTTATAGTCGGGTTGGATTTTTTTACGAAAGTTTGTACTGTCACTAAAGAACAGAATTGTTTCAGGTACATCCCACATGAAGTTACTAGCGATCTTTTTTAGTTCGCGTTCTACACATGAGTATGCTTCACTAAATTTACTTGTGACTAGAATTACATCATCACCCCAATCAACTTCTGTTTCAGCACCGGCACAGCATTTGTAGACGACGTAATCCGCATCTACAAGTAACTTCACTTACCCTGTCCTCTATATCTCTTTTTACCAGCCTTAGGCTTGCTATTTTTCCCCATACCTTGCGAGGTCTTCTTGGACTTGAAGGGGACATGGGTTTTCTGACCCATCATTGTTTTGCTTCTCATTAGTGGGTTTCACTCCAGTTGTTTCCGGTGGTTGCTTCAGCGTCGATTTCGACTCTGAGGTTGTAGTACTCTCCAGCTTCTTTAGCGCTGAGTACCAAGGATGAACATAGGTCTTGTGCGTGCTCGGGTGAACACTCAAATTGTAACTCGTCATGTACGAAGGCTAGTTGGCTGCAGCATAGGTTTAATAGTTTGAGATTGTTTTGGTTGATGACCATCCACCGCTTAGCCAGTATAGCAGAGTTACCTTGTAGACAATAGTTCAACGCTTTATGCGGTGAATCCACGATAATTTTTCTACCATCGAGAGCTTTGATAAATCCTCGTTCTGAAGCTTTCTTAATTGCCTCCAAGAGTTTATCGAGTCCATCAATTGCCTCAATATAGGCTTGCCTGATCTCCTTTCCTTTTTTCTTGGCTGCTTGGGATGAAAGAAGTTTGTCATAACTGTGTCCGATTTTCTCATCACCGGCACCATACAGGAACGCATACGTAACAGTCTTGACCAGTTTACGAGAGATTCCTATCTTGTCGGCATTAACTTGGTGGATGTCTCCGTTGAGGAGGATGTCGGCGTAGCGTCCATTGTCATAACGAGCAAGGAAGTGGCTAAGCATCCGAAGCTCAATCCCAGCAAGATCAGCCCCGACCATAACTTGACCCGGAGTTGGTATAAAGAGTTCTCTAAATCTATGGTCGCTTGGCACTTGGGCGAGATTTGGGTGTCGGTGAGCGCATCTAAATGTAGAGGTTGCGACTGAGCAGTGGTGATGTATCCTCTGTTCATTCGTAACAAGCTTCAGCCACCCGTTCACGCCTTCTGAGAGCATCCCAAGCATTTTCGTTACCGTCAAACATCTCAGAAACATCATAGAAATTTCTGATCCAATCTCTTTCAAAATCGGTTCGTCGATAATAGGCTTCCCAGTGGCTGTCAGCTGGGTGGGTTTCCATCCATAAAAGGTCGTAAGAATCCATGCAATATGATCTCTCGATGTAGGGTTAAATTCTTTTAGTCTGGTGAATGTTGCGCCAAGAACGTAGCCTTGTGTTTTGTTATTTCTTTTAGGAGTTTTTTCCTCGCCTTTGACGAAAGGATGCCTGTTTCGTAGTATTTTATGAGTCTCTTCCAATTCTTTTTGGAGAGCCGATGTAAGCTCCCATGCAGCTCTTTCATCAAAACACCATCCATGATTCTCCTGTTGTTGAAGGACATGGGCTGCTTCGTGTTCTAGCGCAACCCAGCTAGGTATGGGCGGAAGTGCTCGCATAGTTTGGTGGTAACTTTAACATCTTGTATACAGTAATCCTGCATTTCTTGTGACCACTCCTTCCAATCGGAAGTCTTACCGTAGTCACCTTTGGCTTCACCCAGGCGATAACCGTACGACTCAAGACTATGTGAACCATACAGCTTGAGGGGCATACCTTCCCACTTCTGCTTCTTATCTAGATCCATCATGTTCGGGTGATAAAGACGGCTAAGCAGAAGAGTATCCAGGCAATCACCAATACGTCTAAACCAAGGATAAAGTTTGTTGATAACGTTAAGGTCATAATTAATAATGTTATGACCAGCAATGAGATCAGCATCTTCAAGGAGTTGGACACCTCTAACAATCGGGTCCGTCGCGGGTTTGTCACTAACTCTTTCAAACGATTGATCGTTGAAGACCATTGTTTGATCTGTCTCTGTGTCATAGATAACAAGGCAGTGGATGGTGGTAACATCACGTACAAGTCCGTCAGTTTCTAAATCAAAGATCAGCATTAGCGACCGTTCCAACGGTACGTTTTGTCTACAAACTTAGCACGCTCGATTGCTTCAGCTGTAGGAGGGTTAGGACTATAAGCTGTCAAAAACTTACCATCATTCTGCTCATAGAAGACTGCAGTCATGCGGCTGGTACGAGGCAGTTCAGTCTCATTAGAAGTCTGTGGTGGGGTCAAAATAGCTTGCTGATGCGGAGACTCAAAAGTCTGTGGTTGCGTCAAATTCTTGTTCTGGTTCAGTTTCATAGAATTTACAGGTGGGTAGATCATAACTTAGTTCACAGGCGACGCCAGTTTCGCCGCTATAGCGATTCTTGAGGATTCTAACAGTTGTAGTAGCTGATTTAGATCCGCTCTGTTGGTCGCGTTCAAGTCCAATACATGCGTCAGATAGTTGTGCAATTGCTGCACTTCCACGCAATTGTCCAAGTGTAACTCTCGCCCCTTCTTCATGGTTCTGATCAGATGATGTACGTTTTAAGTGTGAAACAAGGAACAATGCAATGCCTGTGCGCTCAACAAGTGAACGCAAGCGTGTCATTGTCGTGTCAATCATCCGCCGTTCGTCACCATCTAGTCCACTGAGCAGGATGGATAAGTGATCAAGGAAGATGACTTTGGTGTCCAACCCGGCGGCGAGATACTCGATACGGTTGTAAATAATGTCAGGATCAAAGCTGCCGAAGCCATCAAACAAATACAAATCCCATCTTGCGAGAGTATCTTCGTAAGCTTCGGTGAGTGTTTGTCTGTCATGTTCTCCAAGGTGTAATGCTTTACCTACATGAGCGGACATAAGTCCTAGGGCTGTACGACGGTTGGATTCTTCCAACGCCAAATAACCGACCCGCTCCCCCTTGTCAAGAAGGTGAGTTGCAAGTTCACGACAGAAGCTGGATTTGCCGATACCAGATCCTGCAGTGATTGTGACAAGCTCTCCATACCTGATCCCGTGAAGCTTTGATTGTAATCCTTGAAATGGGTAGTCATGATCTGCTGCTGGTGATGGTGTAGTTACAAGTTCTAAGAGGGTTTTTCCGTCAACGATCCCATCTGGACGGTAAGGTCTTGCGTTCCATATAGCCTCACGAATTGCTTGAGGGTCATTGGCAATGAGGGCGTCTGACGCATCCTTGTAATCGCCTTGAAGGTCAGCGAGCGTGCACTTGCCAGGTGGTAAGACGCTTGCCGCTTCCGCCGTTGCCTGACGGCCAGCCTCGTCGTTGTCGAAGAACAAGACAACTTCATCATAGCCTTGTAACCATTCGAGATTCCTTTGCAACGCTTTCTTTGCAGCTGCGGCACCGCTAGGTAAAGATACCATCGGCCACCCCGGCATAGCTTCTTGACATGAAGCTGCATCGAGTTCTCCTTCGGTGATAACGACTCTTTTACCAGAGATTGGGAAGAGATGTTGTCCAAAGAAAGTGCCAGGGGACTGTCCTTCATAAGAAAACTGTTTGTCTTTTGTTTTTACTTTGGCACCAACAGGGACGCCGGAACTGTCATGATAGTAGAAACGTAAACGATCACCATCACGGTAGATTTTATACTGTTGACATACCTTTTCAGATATGTTGCGTTTATGCAGCCGTTCGGCTGAACCTAGTATTTGCACACGTTTGGTTTGATGAATGTGTAAAGAAGGTTCGCCATCACCGTGTGTGTAGTGATGGCAAACAAAACAATAA